TCAAGCTAAAGCATCAGTTTCTGAAGTGCGAAACTGTGCAACGCTAGAAGCCCAACCTCTTCCCCTCTTGCATTTGCTCGGTCTGCATGGCTTTTGAATCGCATATTTACTCAATATATATATATACTTTTTATTTCCCTCTATTGACTGTCTTTTATTTAAGGACAACAGAGTCAAATAAAAAGTATGGTACTTTACATAAGGCGCAAAGTACCCAAACGCCTTATTTTTGGGTAAGCAAATCAAGTGCTCGTTAGAGTATCATACGAGTAAAGGGTAGTACGATTGCTGTGATGCTATACTGAAGGCATTGCAATCGTACTATGAGCAAGCTCACTAACGCCCTTGACTTCGTATGTAAAAACAAGCGTGAATTTGCTGACCCAAAAATTGAGTAAGTAAATTAAACATTAATCAAATTAACATGAAAGGAAAATTGATATGGCTAATGTAAATACTAAAATTGAAGATATGGTAACAAATCTATCTGACATTTTTAACTATGGGCAAGTTGATGACCCAAAAGATGAAACAACATTTGATGGTAAAACAAATCCAAAATATAACTCTGATGTAGTTTATATGTTTGGTGGTATTATCAATCAGATAGTTTGGTCTATGCAAAACAAGAAAAAGTATGCTGATCAAGCACAACAAGCATGGATACAGGAGAAAGAAAATAATCCTGATAATCCATCTGTAAATATTCAAAACAGACATGAACAGTCATTAGGTGCTATGGAAAACTTACACGCACTATATGAATTTAATGTTATGTGTTTCAATACCTTTACTGGTTGGACTTGGAACAATGGTAAATCAACTGAAGATTATGGTATGAAATGGTTTGCTGAACATAAAGATAGAATTTCTGACACAAGAAATTATAAAGCTGTTGTATCTGCTGAAGATAAGAAAGCAAATCTAATAGCTAAATCAAAAGCGAAAGCTAAATAAACATCTATAATAAACTAGGGGATTAAGTTCCTCTAGTTTATTTTTTTTATTCTAGAAATGAATCAATGCTAAAGAACGCATTGATACTTTTATTTATGTTGCGTTCCACCCACCCACCCACACGCAACAGTAAGGGAAGTGTAACTCATGCGTGTAATTGCGTTGGGTAAATTATTTTCGCCCATCATTTTCAATAGGAAATTAATTATGAAAGTAAGATTAACAATTATTTTAATTATGTTATGTGGATTGTATTCATTGTGGCAAAAAGAAATACACAGCACTATTCATTGTGTAAGTGTCCATCAATATAACAATCAACATAATCTATTATGGAGTAAGCATTGAAATTTACATCAGAATTTATATTGCTAATGATAATATTAATGTCATTAGTATTTGCAACAGACATATACACATATTAAGGAGGTTATTATGTCATTAACTTTAATCAATATAACTTGCATTATACTTGGAACACTCCTTGTAATGTTAGGATTAGTAGGTGCATACAGATTTGTAGACAACGATCCATTTATATTTGTTTGGATTATTGTTTTCGTATTTGGTTATTCTACAGTACAATATGGTATCCTACAATTAGCATGGAGAAATATATTATGAATAAACATATAGCAAGACACATAATACAAACAAGTGACACAGGATACAAACCCAAGCTGTTTGATGCAAAAGAAATATTAGCTTTTGTATTATTCTTGGGTGTGTTAGTAGAGATATTTCTTTTGTATCTCATTTTTTAAACTTAACTATAGAGGTATCGTCTAATGATAAGATATCAAGTTCCAACCTTGAAGATGTGGGTTTGATTCCTACTACCTTTGCCAACCGATTCACAACATGGAGGTTACAATGAATCATATACAATCAATCAATAAGATAATTGGTTATGAAGATGAGTATTCGTTTCCAATTAAAACTATACCAATGCAAGGTGTGTTAAATGATATGGGAATCATATCAGAAATAGACTGCAATGAAAGAGTAATGCTTATCAGAACAGATACAAATCAATATCTTGGCAATCATTCAAGTGCATACCGACCAGTCACACACTCACAAATAGTAGACCCAGTAAGAAATATACTACATGATATATCAGATGAGTATGTGCCACAGATAAAGACTTACGACAATGGCGCAATGATGGTAGCAAAGTTTACTTGTCGTGACATAAGAATCAAAGACCCAAGTAAAGATGATTACATTGCGTTCCAAGTTACACTTCGTAATTCATATAATGGTATGTGGTCTATCATGATAACAGCAGCAGGTCTACGATTATGGTGTTTGAATGGTTGCACTACAGCAGATAAGATAGCTAACTTCAGACTCAAACATAATGGTGTATTCAAATATAACTTTGATCATCTAAAACATTCAGTTGATTTCTTTCATACCAATGAAGAAAGATATATGGAATGGGCAAACACTAAAGTTTCAGAGTGGGAAGTTGAAAAGATGTTTGAGAAATTAACATTTACTGCACGACCTACCATTGATGGTAAGTATCGTAATGAAACACAGTTCAATAATCTTATGCAACAATGGAAAGTCTATCGTCAAGATATGGGTGCAAATAAATGGTCATTATATAATGCAGTAACTTATTGGATTACTCACCCAGACCATTCATCTAACACTTATACAAAAGTTTCAGCACCACACAAAACTGTTGTGGAAAGAGAAAGTAAACTAATAAGTTATATGAATAAATCAGATTCATTATTTAAGGAGGTTGCGTAATGAACTACAGTAAAAAAGAAATGGATATGATACGAAATGTATATCGTATGGCATCACCTCAAGACTTCAGACCATTGTATGAACACATGGTAGCTGTTGGCATTGATCGTGATGGACTTAATTCAGAAGCATGGATTAATAAGATGACTGTAATGACAACTAATATGTGGGAGAAACAAAATCTTTTAGACAATCCTGATATTAAAAACTTAATTGAAGATATAAAATTAAAACATTATGGTACATGAAGAACACACAACGATACCAATATCGTAAGATAATAAACAGTTTGATAGAGCAACGAAAATTGCAGAAGTTATCGCAAGAAAAAGTTGCTCTAACTGTAGGAACTGACACCAAATTATTTGGTCAATGGGAACGCATGGAGGTAGAACCCAGACTATTTAATTTGCTTTGTTGGTGTGAAGCACTTAATGTGTTTCTTATAATATGTTGTGATGATGATGAGTTCTAGTCTTAATGGCTAGGACTCATTGCAATTAAAAGAATACCCTCATGTTCAGCTATATATTGTTATGAAGAAAATAGTAAAAGAATGAAAAAGATTCTTTGGGTACATGAGGGTAACCATTCAATGGAGGTTGAAATGAATGTAGAATTTTCAGAAAAAGAATACATGGCAATAAGTGCTGCCATGAAATTTATTATCAAACATTTTTATAAAGATGATTTAGATGATGAAGTATATTTAATGATGACAGATATAAGGAGTAAAATATTAAATGCCAAGCAAGAGTAAAATCAAAGGTAACTACCACGAGAATTGGTTTCTAAAATTATTTAACTCATGGAATATCCCCACCAAAAAAGTTCCCCTATCAGGTAGTCTGGGAGGGGAACATACTGGTGACTTAAAGATGATGCTAAATAATAAAGAACAAATTGTTGAGGTAAAGTATAGAGCAAAGGATAAATTCCCTAGTGTTTTCAAAGTGTTAGAGGGAAAAGATATTGCTTTGTATAAACGAAAGACTGGTGATCCAAGATGGGTTGCTATTATTCCAGACAAATTATTTAAGGAGTTATTTAAATGAATTGGAATTTAATTTGCTGCATCTGTAAAAAAAATATTGAACCTGAAAGAGATAAGCATGGTCATATTTATTGGCACGGAGGACATAATCCTTCACCTATAACAGATGATAAAGAACAGTATGCTTGTAGTAAATGCAATGATGATATTGTTACACCTGCAAGACTAACTGAATTACGATTAATGGTACAACAAAAGCGAGGAAAAAATGAGTAGATACAAAGACCATCTATTAGATTGGACACAAAAAGTTCATGGTGTAGAACGCTATGAAGAAACAATAGCAGAGTCAGTTAATATATCTGAAGTAACTGCTTATGTAGTAGACCAATTAGATTTAAAATATGAAATAGATATTAGCAATGCCCTTGATGTTATTTCAGAAGATTGGTCAGAGTTCTGGAGTAAATACAAATGAAACTATCAAAGAATTGGCAACCAAGCCAAGCAGTCATG